GCTATGAATTCTACAGGTGTAACTAACATTAATGGATCAACTGTTAATATTAATAATTCATCTGCATCTGTAACATCGCCTGATGCTCCTACTAAACCAGTAATGCCAACTCAAGAAAATATTTTAGATACAATGTCTGATTTAATTGATACCGAAGGATCTATTACAAAAATTACTCATGCAGATCAACTACACAGTCTTTATGTAGATGATTACGAAGGTAAAATACCAGACAAAATTATGTCAAAAGCAAAACAACATGGAGTATTTGATGACTCTAAAGAACCTACAAGGGCAGTATAATGATAGATACTGACTATTATGGTAATGAACTTAAATGGTTTATTGGTGTTGTAAAAGATACTAACGATGTTAACAACCGAGTTAGAGTAAGAATATTTGGTATTCACCCTGACGACGATTTTGAAATTGAAGAAACCCCTGCTGGTAATTCTACAACTCCTCAAGATAGTACAAGTCCTCAGATAACAGTTCCTAAAGATAATCAAACTGCTACTGGTCAATCTACTTCATATAATTTTCAAAATATTACAACTTTAGCTAAAGTACAACCTGATTATACTAATTACCCAACTCCTTCTGCACAATCATTAGATAGTAAAATATCGCCTAGTTTTTCATTAGGCCAATTATCAGTAAAGACTACATCTGTATCAGGCAGTACTATTCAAGGTTATAATCAAGGATATTTAAGTAAAGATGCTATTACTAATTTACAAGTGTTATCATTTAATACTCTAGAGCCTATTAAAACCCAATTTCCTAATTTAAAGGTACATAGTGGTTGGAGATGGATGTCTAGTGAAGCTGATAGAAGTGCTTCAGGCGGAAATCACCCTAAAGGATATGCTGCAGATATATCAGTAAGCGGTATGTCCTGTTTAGAACTAGCACAATGGTGTCTAGTAAATTTAAAAGGTCGTTTTAATCTATTACTTTTAGAACATATGGGAAGTAGTAGTTGGGTGCATATACAATTAGGCGGCAATAGTGGACAAGGTACTACTAGTAATCCGCTATGGGGAACATATTTTGTTGGAGGCGGCACGACAACTAAAACTTATAATAAATTTATAGAGAGAGGCTAAGATGAAAGTAGAACAAGCAATTGGATTAGGTCTAGCTATCAGACAAGGGTTAATTGCAGGTAGGCTTTATAATCCTACTTATAGTTTTTTTGGTAATAAAAGTTTTCCTCCTCCGCCAGATAAAACAATGGCAGAAATTCATGGTGGCACTTATGGTATGTTATTAAATAATAATATTAGAATTCCTTCAAATATTATAGCACTTAATCCTTTAAACATGGCCCCTACTATAGCAGGATTTAAATACTTTGGCCAAAATCCTGCTTTTAGAGTATCAATGGATATGCCTTTTGCTAAACCAATTGGCAGTTTTACTTCCGCTATAAGTGGGTGCGCAAGCAATATATTTTCAATGTTAAATAATATTTTACTTATGGCAAAACAAGGTATTTCATTACTATCGGCTGTTGCAGTTATGCTTACTGGTAAATTCATTACCGATATAGCAACCCCTCTATTTGGATTTCTTTCTAGTACTATTGGCACATTAGGTATTATTCTAAGTGCTGCTGGTGTTTTATTTTTACCATCATACGCAGTAAGTTCTGTTAATGGTTTAACAGATAGTATAGGAGGATATTCAAATTATTATATTAATTTAACTGATAAAAATTCTCTTGTACCTTTTGTTAGTTCTTTATCATCTATTTACTCAACTACTTCTGATGGCAATTCCTATACCAACTCACCTTTTAATACTGATCTTGTAAGTCAAGCCGCTGTTCTAGCTTCTGAGGTAAGAATGAGTCTTAACTTAACATCACCAATTGATTATCAAATTTCTAATGAAGAGCGCGCTCCAGTATTACAAAATCTATATGGTTCTCTTGAGCGTTCTTATGAACTTATACCGTAATTTTTCCTAAATAATATAAAATAGGAACTAATAATGTCTTCACCTACTGCTAATATTTTTAAAAAGAGTATATCTTATAGCGATTTTAGATCTGATCTATTACATCCTGCTAAAAGAGATCTTATAGTTTTACAGAACGAAGATGCAATCATTCGTTCTATTAAAAATATTTTGCTTACTAATAAGTATGAGAGACCTTTTAGGCCAGATTTTGGTGCTAATCTTTCTGCGCTCTTATTTGAAAATATATCTGCATTTACAGAACTTGAAATTAAAAAGACTATTACTAGTGCAATTAACAATTATGAGCCAAGAGCTAATATTATATCAGTTATTGTAAGCGCAGCTCCAGATATAAATGCTTATAGTGCTACTATTGTTTTTTCGGTTATAAATAAAATAGATCCTATAACTTTTAATGTAATTCTTAACCGCGTTAGGTAAAAAATGGCTAATAATAGCTTTATTTCTACTTCTGATCTAGATTTTGATTCTTACAGAAATAATTTAGTTACATATTTAAAGAACCAAGCTATCTTTCAAGATTATAATTTTGATGGATCAAACATCTCTGTACTATTAGATATTTTATCTTACAATACTACTCTTAATGCTTTCTATCTTAATATGGTTGGAAGTGAAATGTTCTTAGATACATCACAATTAAGAGAGTCAGCTGTCTCACATGCAAAAGAACTAAACTACATTCCAAGATCTAGATCATCTGCTCATGCTACTGTTACTATTAATGCTAATCCTGGTGATGCATCTGCTTCTGTAGTCATACCAAAGTATTTTAGATTTTCTACTACTATTAATGGTAATCCTTACATATTTACAACTGATGAAGCGCTAACTGTTACAAGTACTAATAATTACGCTATTACTAATATTAATTTATATGAAGGTCGAGTATTAAGCGAATATATTAATAAGAATACCGTTGATACAAGATTTATTTTAAGTTCAGCTAACGTAGATACAAGCTCTGTTGAGGTTTCTGTATATGCAACCTCAACCTCAGCCACTGCAAATAGCTATACACTTGCTACTAATCTTTACGGATTAAATGCTAACTCGCAAGTATTTTTTGTTCAAGGATATGGTAATAATCAATATGAAGTAGTATTTGGTAATGGTACTACAGGTAGACAAGTTCAAATACCTAATCTTATAAAAGTAACTTATAGAGACACTTCAGGATCAGACGGTAACGATGCTAGTGCTTTTACAGCAGTCGATAATCTCGTTAACTCATCAAGTACTAATTTTCAACCTACCGTTACAGTAACAGCTTCTTCTTCTGGTGGTAGTGAGAGAGAAGATATTAGTTCTATTAAATTTAATGCTCCTCGTTTTTATGCTACTCAAGATAGAGCAGTAACAAAACAAGATTATATTTCTTTAGTAAAAAGTAATTTTCCATCTGTACAAGCGGTAGCAGTTTACGGAGGCGAAGAACTTATATCGCCGGATTACGGCTCTGTTTATCTATCCATTAAACCTTATTTTACTACGCTTATTTCAGATACATTAAAAAATGATATTCTCAATTATCTTTCTGATAGAACTGTTCTTTCAATAACACCTAAAATAGTTGATCCTGATTATTTTTATATTGATGTTGTAACTAGCGTATTTTATGATCCTACAAATACTACATTAAATATTAACGATATTACAAGTTTAGTAAGAACATCTATCAGTAGTTTTTCAGCAACTAATTTATCTGATTTTAGTTCTAATTTTAGATATAGTAAATTTATTTCTTCTATAGATAACGCTGATAATAGTGTTGAGGGTAATGATACTACTACAAGAATGATTAAAAGAATAGCGCCGACACCGACCGTAAGTACTAATTTTACTATTGATTATAATAATGTTTTAAATACAAATTTAAAATCATCTACAATTATTTCTAATTCATTTACTTACACATTAAATAGTATAGATTATACTGCTTATCTTAAAGATGATGGTAATGGAGTTATAGTAGTTATTAATCAATTAAACGATGCAACTATTGATACTGTAGGTACAATTAATTATACAACAGGTGAATTAGCATTAAATAATTTTACAGTTACTAATTATACAAATTATATTTCAATTTATGCTAATATTTTAAATAATGATATAACTTTAACAACTAATCAAATATTAAATATTGAACAAACAGATGTTACAATAACAGTAAGCACAACTCAATAATGGCTCTAATAGTTCCAAACACAATTTCTACATTTATTAAGTCGCAGTTTCCAAGACTGTATGACGAAGATGGTATTGAGTTTGAAAAACTTTTACAAGCATATTATGAGTGGACAGAATTATCAGCTGGTGCTTCTGGTAATAATGCTACATTTGCATCTACTGCTATTGGTAATCCTATTAACACATCAAGAAATCTTTTTAATATTAGAGATGTTGATACTACTTCAAATACATATTTTTCTCACTTTCAAAATAAATATCTTTACGGTATTCCTAATACTTTACCTGGTGATAAAAGATTTTTTATTAAACATGTAATTGATATTTATAGATCAAAAGGCAATATTCAAGGTTATAAATTACTCTTTAAATTATTCTATAATGATGAAGTAGAAATATATTTACCTAAAACTGATATTTTAAAACCTTCAGATGGTGATTGGGATACTCCAAAATATTTAGAAGTAGTAGATAATCCAAATAATATTTCTTTAGTAGGCAAAATTATTGA